CACTTCTCTAGAAGTGCGTCTGCTCTATCTCTATCAATAAATGATTGTGGTTTATTCATAATTTAATTAATTTTCCTTTCTTTTCGACCTACATGGGAATAAATCCCAAGATACTCAGGTGACTAGCACCTCATTGTTCGGGGTTAAAAATTACTTCATTCGTTGTAATTCCGAAAGATATGGGTTAGTTACCGGAGCGATCTTCTCTTCGATAACTTTTGGAGCGTCAGCCTTTACTTTACGGTTTGTAAATGCCTCTTCTTTAATTACATCAATTCGTTCTTGCTCTTTCTTATCAAATAAGCGAGCTGTGTAATCAAAATTCTCTTTAATAAAGGTTGGTGACTTATCACCTAACACTTTTCTAAGATACTCTTTCTTCTTGTCTTGTAAACCAGAAGTCTTCTTCTCTAAGAATAAATCAGCTTGTGTTGTGTTGTAAGCTTCTTTGAGAAGGTTGTTCTCTTTCTCAACTTCATTAAGTCTTGCAGTAAGATCGTCAATAGTATTTTTACCTTCCATAACAGCGCCTTTAACTGACTCTTTCATTAATGTAGAGTCAACAGCCAATACATTTCTTAAATTACTAAGTACTTCAGAAGCTGTTCTATTCTTGGTTGCTTCTTCAATTGCTGCAACCGGAATAGACTCATCAATATATTCTTCAATATAATCAGAAATTGATTCAACTAATGTCTCTTTAAAGTTAGAAGCATCTTCGTTAATTTCCTTTTCGTACTTTTTAACAACATGTATAAGCTTTGTAGCATTACTAGTATCGACTGCCTCTACTACTCTCTTAAGCTTATCTGTATGATCTTTATCAATTGCTGCTACCAACTCTTCCAACTTTTCAGCATAAAGCTCATCTTGGTTAGTTAAAGCAGCTTCTACTGATAATTCGACCTTTTCCTTGATCGCGGTCTCAATAGCATTTACAGAGTCTTCTGTTAATACTTCTTGGAGTTCTTTTGGTAATAATTCGTTATTCATAATTAAAAGAGTGGTTTTTCTGTTGCTGTATCGATTCTAGATTTTATCTTGTCCTCAATGACGCTCTTCAAATATTTATTCGCCTGAGCGTAATTTTTGTTGGAAAGTTCTTCTATAAACTTAGAAATTTTATTTTTTTCTTCCATATTAGTATTTATTAGAGTTTATTAATGAAACTTATGATTCTCTCTGTTAAAAATCTGTCTATATCCTTCTTAGGTAGCTTTGATACGCTTTCTTCGAAATTATCGTATAGTTCTTCATACTTACCATCATCAGCTAAAACCCATTGTTTAGATTCAAGTATACCATTTACAAAAGCTTTTGGGTAAGAAGGATCAGCTACACAATCAACAGCTACTAACTTCATGTTCTTAACTGTATTATGATTACTACCTTCTTCTAATGTACCTAATGCTCTTGAAGACATACCGACTTTTACACCATCATTTATAAGGGCACGTACTATTTGTCCACAAGGAGTTGTTAAAACTTTAGACTTTCCGTAAAAAACATTATCATCCTGTGTAATTTCTGTTACAATATGACAAGCTCTCTCTAAGTCCACATCAGCGGAGGTAGGGTGATTTAACTCTCCCATAGCTCTTCCTGGTACAACCATTTCTTCATTATAACGAGCTACTTCTCTTTCTAGCTCTTCCCTAGGGTAAAGTCTGTTATTTCTATTCACCCCCTCTGCCATCATATAAGGTCCTTTAATATAAAGGTTAGATGGCGAATTTTTATTTGTTTCTTCTTCGATATATTCGAATTCATCGGTAACGTCTGGTTTTTCAACGACCAAATTAAGCTTAAGAGACATACAATTATTTATACAATAGTAACTAAAAAGTCAAATTAATTCTCTTTCAGTTAGTATAATAAACGTTAAACCCCGCTTTTTACCATATTTTCTTGCTGCTTCCCACTTAGCTTGATTAATCACATAATTTTTTTGCTCGTATAATAAGTGTTGCTTTTTTCTATATTTTGTCTGCGGGGGTTTAGTTTGCTTTGATGGTTTGATTTCAACTAAATATTTTTTTATATCATTACCCTCTTTTATTACTACATAGTTATCAACAAAATACCTATGAACTCTACCATCTAAAGGGCTAGTGTATGGCACAATAACATTCTCACTTCCCCACTTAAGAACGTTTTTGTTATTATCGCAGAATCTAAAAAACTTTAGTTCTAATCCCGATCTATATGTAGCTTTTGTACCAATAAACTTATCTTTATTTTTTGGTACAAATTCTCCCTGTCTCCATTTTACTCTTTTTTTCATTACCCAACTATGAAAAGAGCAGGATCATTATCTCCCATTCCAGGAGATGCTCCTTCTAGTAGTTTTTGCTCTAGCTCTGCTTTCTTTGTTGAACCTTCACTCAACATATCTGAGTTTAAAGCTCCACCACCTAGTAGATTAACACTACCAAACTTACCTCTTACCCTTCCTATAGTAATCATACTTAACGCTAAAGCATATTCATATACCCACTGCTCTTTAATAATATCTCTAATTGGTCTTTCGAGATAACAAGATATAACACCATAAAACCTATCCTTTTTAGGTTGTGGGTACATCTTTAAATATTGTGTACGTTCATCAAACTGTAAATCCTTTCTTAAAGCAAGTACTTTCTCCCTTGTATCCATCCATTCCTTAAGAGTATACCATGATACTAAATCAAAACCATAATTACCTAACGCGTAGCTAAAGTAAGTTTGTTGAGCTAATGTTTGTTCTAATGTGAATAGTGTATTAATACCTGTAGATGAACCTTCTTCAAAATCTGTAACAGATATAACTTTTCTATAATCCATTACATCGTAATCATATACATTTTGGTAAGTAGTTGCGTCTGTATTTGTACCTTCTAATGATAATGTTTTTCTTTTATTTTCTTTAAATGCAGAAGATAATGAGCTATTAAACGACGTAATAGAACTATAAAGTGACTTATCAAATAATTCAAACTGGTCTATACCTTCTGTAAATGTTGAAGACAGGGTCGGGGATGCTGCAAATGATGCTGATAATATAGACGACGTTGCTGTAAAGATAGATTCAGGTGTTTCGATATAAAACTCAGAACTAGGTCCAAGTGGATTAGTACCAGCTATCTTCTTAGCATTAGTATCTAAATCGGTATTTGCTAAAGTATACAATAGATCTAAACGAATACCTTTATTCAGTTCATATAAATTAGAATCAAATATCATATACTCCCTAGTATATCCTGCATATTTTGTAAAATATTCAACAGCGATTTGAATATTCTCCCTAAGTTGATCAGTATGAATTTCTAAAGAAACTAAAGGGTAACCTAACGATCTTTTAATTCTATCACCCAGCCTATCAAAAGTTTCAATTTTATTATTTAAATTTGTAGATAAAAAAGCTGAAAGAGGGGTAATTTCACACGCTAGAGCCATATCATTATTTAGTCATACAAAAATAAAAATATAGGAGAAAAAAATATGCTTTTTATTAAATATTGATATGGCCCTTTCAGCAACAATAGTTCCACCCGTAACTGGCGGTTTAATGTCAGCAGAGTACCTTTCAACATTTATGACAGCTACAGTACCATCTGGTGGTACTTTAATACAAATTCTCGAGACGGGGCCGCGAATGGTATTAATCTTCGATGACGGTAATTAAACCTCTGCAGCAGGCTCAGCTGGTTCAGCAGCTTCAGGGGGTTCAGCTTCTGAAGCTTCTCCTCCACCAAACTCAGGAACATCGCTAGCACCTCCGACATCACCAGCAGCTACACCGCCACCTTCGCCACCAGCACCTGGTTCAGCGCTAGCAATACTTTCTGCTGCAGCTGCCTCTTTCCAAGACGGTCCTGCGTTTTGTATTTGAGCTAACTCCCACTGAAGCTCCATATCCTTTCTCAAGAACTCTCTGTTAGCGAGAATATCCTTATCCTTCCAACCAAGATATTTTTTCTGCGCGTAGGTTGCAGATACATATTCGTTAGAAGCTAAATTATTATAGTTAGCAGCTTTAAGCTCTAGCTTTTGATTTTCTCTTAATTCGTAGAAGTTAGTAGGTACGTTAAAAATAACTTCCAAATTATTTTCTTGTATATCGTACTTATCAATAATACCTCTCATCTTGAGATGAGTAAAGAAGCCTCTCTTAAGCCCTGCAGCGAATCTTTGCTGTTGTCTAACTACAAATTTAGCAAACTTAAGCTCCTCTCTTAACATGGTAGATCCGTCAGCTGATGCTTGATCAGCAGGATCTAATCTTGTAGATGGTACTTTAAGAGCCCTATAGAGCTTCTTAATAAAGTACATTAAATCAGCTAGCTCACCTAAATTAGCGCCACCGGGTAGCTGTGTAACGGATGTACCTTCAGACCCTTGCCGCTTGGCAAACCAAAATGCATCAAGCATTGACTGCGGATTAAACTTATTTACCACGCTAGTCTGGTCTACATCAAATGTCTTTCTTGCCCAGTAGTTCTGAATTAACTTTCTTAAATATGCTTCTGCTTTAGGCGGTGCCATATTACCAACATCTACGTTAAATACGAGACGTTCTGGAGCTCTTACCAATCTATAAATGACTATAGCGTCTTCAATAAGAGATAGTTGACGGTAAGGCCTTCTAGCATTTTCCAAGAAAGGAGTAACGAAGTTTTTTGTCTCATTATAAACACCTGAGTTAACATATACTATCTGATTCTCTTCCATAGGAATCATTTCTGTCTTTTCCACCTTAGAGGGATCAGTAACACTAAAGATAGGCTTTTTATATACAAAACCTTTAACTAGCATATTTTGTATATTATTGTATACCGGGTCAATTATCTCACCTGGTATATTAATAGCACCCAATATACCTTCATTTGTATAGTTTTCGTGAACTATTAATTCAAAGAATACTTCACCTTCTACTAGTAATTGTCTAAAGAACGTCCACCCTTTATTTTTAAGATCGAAAAACTCTATAAACTTACTAAACTCTTTATCAATCTCACTCTTCTCATCAATTGAAAGATCAATATTATCATACATTAGTTTAGCAACATCACCACTATCATCTACATTAATGATTTCATCGCATATCTCATCCAAAGCATCTGACACTTCAGAGTAGGCCGCCATTATTTTATAATCACGTAATCTACCTGGCTTATCTGGTGATAAGTTAGCATACATTACATCGCCGAAAGAAGTGTCCTTTCCAAAGTCACCTATAGGGGTGGAATTATATGGATTAGAAGAAGATACAGAAGTCTTAACAAGGGCATCAGCCCTTCTCATCCCTGTCTGTTTAAATATCTTATACTTTGGATTTAAAGAATCGTCTTCTGTAGCACCAGCATATGGAAGTCTATTCTGAATATATTGAACCAAACTTCTTCCGAAAGTAGAAGCACGTCCATCATTTGTTACATATGATCTATTTTGACCAGAAGATGTTGAAGAGTCAGCCATTATACATATTTATCTAACTATTAATAATAATCACCGTATATATCAGTATTATTAGTACTCATATCAAAAACATCCTCTTTCGACACTACGTCAATGTCATAAGGATCTTCTTCAGTAGGGTAAGTCTTACCGTCAGAAGTTAGTTGATCAACTAATGTTGTTGAAAGCGTACCACTAAATGAATTATCATATATCTGCTCGTTTACCTTTTCAGAAGATAAACCATTTTCAAATGAGAAGTCATAACGCTTACCTCTCAATCTATAAACATAATGTCCTAAGACTGGGTTAAGTGCTGTAACATCTTGATCCATTCTTTCAGTGATCTCATAAAGAACAGATCCTCTATCATTGGGTCTATCGCAACCCAATACCGTTAAATCTATTATATCTCCAGCTTTAGGTTCAATAGATTGACCTACAGAAGAATAATCAAAATATGCAGATGCTGCTGTTGTAAAAGTATCTATATGCACATAAGCTGTAAATTCATCACCAGCATCGAAACCAAATTTTGTTAAACTAATAGCACTATCATCTAGTTCAACATACATTTGAATCCCTGATAACGGTCCTTGAAATTTCTTTGTTGTATCTTCTCCATATAGAAGATCTGCTGCTGATAAATTAAAAGTATTAATATAATAATCTACCGGCAAACCAAAATTATTAATAAGATCATTAAAGGCTTGATCATATACTAATTGCTCTGCTTGTAAATTAGATGGGTTAACAAACTTACCGCAGTTGGGTATAGCTGTAGCAGCAAGAACTTCTTCTGGCGTGCAATTTAACCTATTTTCATTACAGATTGACATATTATTTTCTTGTTATTATCCCGCAACTATTACCCTCTTCATCCTCATACATTTTACACTCAATATTTGAATTTCCTAGGCTTTTTGTTTGTCCGGGTATATATTCTACTTCATAATCTTTGAGGAGATGTTGAAGAGGTAACCCCATAAGTTTTATTTGAGACGCCGACCCTTTCATCAGATTACTAACATGGTGATTTTTATGCTTGTAATCTTTATTTTGAGTTGTTAGATGTTTTTTATCAAAGCCGAGTCTGTTAGGATCCTTATTACCTACTTTAAATTTTAAAAGCTCTTCTCCCTGATAATATTCAAAAAATTTTTTAAAGCTTTTCATAAATATATTTATTAAAAAAAGCCCGGAGGCGTACCTCCAGGCTTTACTTTATTGTTAAGCTTTGTTAATCTTTATTCGAAAGCGCCTTGACCAGCTTTAAGATTACCGACTTTATTGTTCTTTCCGTCGTTATAATGAGTGTTCATTGATGAACCCGGATCAACTTTTCCAGAAGCTCCTTTTGCAGAAGCAGCTCCTTTAGCTTTAAGATTGCCTACTTTGTTGTTCTTACCATCATTATAGTGAGTATTCATTGCAGTAGGAGTACCTTCTTCATCTTCTTCATACTCTTCCATTTCTTCATCACCGTAGTGACCTTCACCATCTTCTGGATCTGCGTCTTCATCTTCACCTTCTCCTTCATCACCAATTGCTGCTTGAAGAACATCGCAAAGAGCTTGTGCCATTTCCTTATCTAAAGTAACTGTAATTTCACCATCTCCAGCTTCTGCATCTGTTTCTGCATCTGCTAATCCAAGTGCATCGAGATCATCTTCTGCTGCTTCGTCTGCAAAAGGAAAATTCTCGTTAACCATCACCTTATCATAAAGTTTATCGAATACTGATTTAGTCGCCATAAAATTATTTAGGCTCTCCTTTGCAATTTTCTCTGTTTCTTCTGAATTTTCTTCACCTTTTTTCTTATCTTTAGCTGCCTTTTTCATAGACTCCTTCTTATTACCATCTTTATCCAAATCAATATAGTCTGGTTTTTCATTGTCTTCTTCGTCTTCCTCACCAACGATTCCAGAATAAGCATTTCCCTTACCTGTAGGTAATGGACCATCACACCCTAAGCCAGGATCGTTATCATCACCGTAAGAGTAGCCACGAACATTATAGTTGTTATTCTTTTTACCTATTTTGGTAATATCATTCTCTGATTCTTTAAAGCCGCCCTTTTCTTCAGGACCACCTTGCTTTTCTAAATCAGCGTTTCCTACTTCACCTTCTGGTACTTTTTGCTCAGTTACAACAACTTTATTGAAAACATCACTATAAATTTCTCCTAGATTAGTGAGATCATTGTTTTTAGACATACAATTATTTATACTAGAGATAAATATTTTACATGCCTCAGCAGGATAATATGTATTATATGGGTAATAAAAACTTACCCAACGTTAATTGGAAGGGCGAATATACTAAAGAACAAGTAAAAGCTTTAACAAAAGCGCATAAAAACATTTTATATTTTGCGGAAAATTTCTTTTATATTGTCAACCTAGATCGAGGTCGTGAAAAGATTGAGTTGTATAAAGCTCAAAAGAGAGCTCTTAGAAAGATGAGAGACAATAGATTCTTTATTCAACTAGCTTCACGTCAGATAGGTAAATCGACTATGATGACCATTTATATTCTATGGCAGGCTATCTTTAATAGTGATCAGAGAATATTATTAGTAGCTAACAAAGAGGCGACCGCGATAGAAATCTTCCAACGAATTAGAATGGCTTATGAGGAGTTACCTAACTGGTTAAAATCCCCAGTAAAGGAATATGCTAAGACATCTATGACGTTAGAGAATGGATCACGTATAGGTATTACAACTACTACCGGTACAGCTGCTCGTGGTCAATCCGTTAACTGCCTTGTTATTGACGAGATGGCATTTATTGAGCCTCACTTAGTAGAAGAGTTTTGGAAGTCGGTCTTTCCTGTTATTACA